TAGAAAAACATAAAGAAGGAAGAAACTATATTGCAATGCCTAGACCTTTATTGCAATCTCAGTATCAACACTATGAGACAATGGAACCTCAGATAATGTATCATGCCGCAAATATTATAAAGTGTGGCGATACTTTAATTCATTCAAGACCTTATAATAATCCCGAAGGTCGAGACTTTGGTGCAAGAGGTACTAAAACAGGGTTAGATTGGGTAAAAAGAAATATAGGTTGTGAAACTAAATGGATAGAAGTTCCTGAGTGTGGTCATGTTGATGGTATGTTAGCAATCATCAAACCAGGATTGTTAATGACATGGAAAGAAGAATATATTCCCGAAGAACTAAAGCATTGGGATAAGATTATTTTAACACCATGGGATTTGCCTGAGTGGTTTCACGAAATGAGAATACAACACTTCTATAAAGATAAAGTAGAAAATTGGCTATCACATTGGATTGGATATGTAGATGAAACAGTGTTTGATTTAAATGTAGTAAGTATTGACGAAAACACAGTAATTACAAATGGTCATGATAAAAGAATTGAAACTGAGTTAAAGAAGTATGGCGTTGAAATGATACCGTTTGATTTCAGACATAAATATTTCTGGGACAGTGGATTACATTGCGTAACACTTGACTTAAGTAGAAATGGAGAAAGAGAAAGCTATGTATAATGTTGTAATGAGAACACCTGAGTGTTTAGTAATTGATGACTTCTTACCAGAAGAAGCACAAGATAAAATTTTAAATCAAGTACAAGTCGATGAGTGGGAACAAACTCAAGGCGATGATAAGTTTTGGCATTATACAGATGGTGCAAATTATAAAAATCAAAAGCGTTGGCAAGGCAAATATCCTTATGGTGATAATTGTGACGTTTGGTTTGAACATTTTAATAAGTTTTTAAACGAATATGAACATATAGGTGATTATGTAGAAGGTGGAAAGTTTGAAGATTATGCAATGCGTTGTCATGCATATCCTGTAAACTCAAAAAACCCATGGCATAGCGATTTAGGTTTTACGACATATACATATTATCTTCATAAAGATTGGCAAATAAATTGGGATTCTACATTATTGATTGTTCCTATGGGAAGCGTACCAGAATACTCTCAGTGGATTGAATTAATAGAAGGTACAAAACATTATGATAGCTATAAAGAATTACGAAGCCCAATGGAAATGTTTCAACAAAGAGAAAAATTTCAATCAATAATTGACAAGGGTGTAGGCACATTTGTAAGTCCTAAACCAAATAGATTAGTATTAATACAAAAGAATTCAGTACATGGTATCACACGTGTTGATCCAGACGCTGGTGATAACATTAGAGTTACACTTACTGGTGCAATAGGTGAAGTAGGTTGGCGTGATAGAGTTACAAGATTATCAGATGCAGAAATTAAAGAAGATGGAAAAGTCGGTATAAAAAAATAAATGGCAGATTTAACAAAAAAAGCGTATCAAAAAACAAAGTTCAGTAATGCACAACTATTAGAATTTAGTAAGTGTGCAAATGATCCTTTTTATTTTTTGAATAATTATTTCAAAATACAACACCCAACTAAGGGTAGTATGTTGTATGATGCTTATGATTTTCAAAAAGGATTATTGCATTCTTATCATGATTATAGATTTTCTATTTCTATGTTAGGTAGACAGATGGGAAAATCTACGACTGCGGCTGGATATTTACTTTGGTATGCAATGTTTATGCCAGACCAAACTATTCTAATTGCGGCACACAAATACTCAGGTGCTCAAGAAATCATGCATAGAATTAGACATGCATATGAATTATGTCCAGACCATATCAGAGCAGGTGTTACAAGTTATAACAAAGGTAGTTTAGAATTTGATAATGGTTCACGTATTATTGCACAAGCAACTACAGAAAATACAGGTCGTGGTCTTTCAATTTCTTTATTATACTGTGATGAGTTTGCATTCGTAAGACCTAATATTGCAAAAGAGTTTTGGACTTCAATATCTCCTACTCTAGCAACAGGTGGTAAAGCGATTATTACTTCAACACCAAACTTAGATGATGACCAATTTGCTCTCATATGGAGTGGTGCTAATAAAAATATAGATGAACACGGAAATGAAAAAGAGACAGGTATTAATGGCTTTAAACCTTTCAAAGCTATATGGGACGAACATCCAGATAGGGACGAACAGTGGTCAAAAGAAGAAAGAACACGTGTTGGCGAAGAAAGATTTTTGCGTGAACATGAATGTCAATTCATTGCGTTTGATGAAACACTTGTAGATAGTATCAAACTTTCTCATTTAGAAGGCAAAGAGCCTCTTATGAAAACTGGGCAAGTAAGATGGTATGAAAAAATTAATAAAAATTCTACTTACGTTGTTGGTCTTGATCCTGCTATGGGTACTGGAGGAGATTATTCAGCAATCGAAGTCTGGTCTTTGCCAGAATTAGTTCAAGTAGCAGAATGGCAAAGTAATCGTACAGATGTAAGAGGTCAAGTAAAAACAATGCATGACATTCTAACTATCTTAAATGATGAAATGAATGAATTAGGAAATCGAAGACCAGAAATATATTGGTCTGTAGAGAATAACTCTCTTGGAGAAGCCGCTCTTATCGTTATTGATGAAATGGATGAAGATAAATTCCCAGGTGAATTTTTACATGAACCAAAGAAAAAAGGTATTCAAAAAGCAATAAGAAAAGGATTTACTACATCTTATAAAACAAAGATAACTGCATGTATGAAATTAAAATCTTGGATTGAGAGTGATAAAATGGTACCACTTAGTAAGAATTTAATTAGAGAATTTAAGACATTTATTGCAAAAGGTAAGAGTTTTGAAGCAAAATCAGGTGAAACAGACGATTTAGTAAGTGCTACATTACTTTGCATCAGACAAATTCAAGTAATATCACGATTTGATGAAGAATTTATGGAGACATTAGGCGAATCACTTGATAGTGAAGACGATTTTAATGACCCTCTTCCTGTACTATTTTGATAAATACATCTATAAGGAATCAATAATATGGCTGTAAATTATTCAACTATCGCAGAAAAAATAATGAGAATTATTCAAGGGAATGGTATTCCTTTGAAAATGTTTAATTCTGATAATGGTAAAAGTGTTGCTAATCCAGAGGAAGCAAGATTTTTTTACATTGATGAACCAAACATGATGGTTTCTATTGATGAAGGAACTAATGAAGTTAAACTTCATTTTGGTGAAGGCGTTGATATCGATAAACCAAAAGCAGAAAAGTTAATGAATAGTTTAAGACAACTATCACGTGAGTACATGTTAGATTTTGACATGCGTTCATTTGGTAAACATATTGAACCTAAAAACTATGCTTATAAATTAGAAAATGATAAGGAGCAGACTATGAGTGACGTAATGAAAGAAGGCTTATCGCCTTTAGAAGGCTCATCACGTACCAGTCGCCAAACACTAGAAAATGTAAGACTAATCGTCAAACACCGTGCTCCAGTAAACGAGGAATCACGTGGATCACGTTCTCGTAATATTTCAGCAATCTTTGTTGAAAATGCTGAAGGTGAACGTTTCAAATATCCATTTAAACATTTGAACGGCGCAAGAGCAATGGCGAGACACGTATCACATGGTGGTGTACCGAGCGACATGGTGGGCGAAGCGATTGTGGAACTTTCATCAAACTTAGCAAAACTAAAAGAGTTTATGAATGTTGTTAACAAGCAATCACTAATCAACGAAAGTAATCGTTCAGTTGTACTAAATGTAAAACGTAGAATGGAATCAATCAAAGAATCTATTAAACGTATACAAGGTGCAAAAGGATATACTAACTTTGTTGAAAAATTAGCAACAACAGAAGCAAAAGAAAATGCTGAAATCACAGAAGATACAGTGAATAAGTATGTTTCAAAATTTACAAAAACAACTTTTGAAGAATCATTAAGGGACGTTCTTCCACTTATACATCGTGTAAATGAAGAAGAAATGGAAGATAATCGTGCAGACCAAATTTCACGTGTTAAACAAATTATCACTGCAAAAAATAAGAAAACTGGTGAAAAAGTAAATCGTATCCATTTTCCTAAAGACCCTAATGCAGAATACAACTTTGACAAAATCAAAAAACAATATGCTGAACCTCGTAGTCCACAAGAAGCTGAGGAACAGAAGAAACTTATGTTAGCTTTATCAATCGATGATTTAGCAGATAGAGTCGATGTTGACACTACAGATGACAACAAACGTAAAAATAAAGGTCATGATAGAGCGGCTGAATTGTCAATGTTCTTAATGGATATGGCAAATGCTATTCGTTCAGGTAAAGGTCTTACAAAAGAAAAGATTCAAATTACTGGATACTTAAGAAAATTAGCGGCACAGAATAACGAAGCAGTAGAAACTGTGGGTAAACCTGTGAATGAACAGTTCGATTCGATGCTTTCAGAAGCATTTTCTAAGTTCGAAATTCCAGCATAACATACCAAATAACCAATAAAATCAGGGATCCTTAGTGGGTCCCTTTTTTTTGTGGAAAAAATTACAAAAAATACGTATTTAACGCTTGACTTTGACTCTAAAGATAAGTATAATTGTAAGCATGTTTAAAAGTAAACTGTTTACATTTAGGCTAATACAAACAAAAACTAATACAGGCTAATATAGGAGAATATAATATGGCTACACTAGCAGAAATCCGTGCAAAACTTCTTGCACAAGATTCAAAATCGGCAGATAATGCCAACGCAAATAGAGGCACAGACGCCATCTATCCTTTCTGGAATATGGACACTGATTCAACATCAGTAATTCGTTTTCTTCCAGACTCAGATAACTCAAATACTTTTTTCTGGCGTGAGCGACAAATCATCAAGATGCCTTTTCCAGGTGTCAAAGGGGGTGACGAGTCAAAACCAGTAACAGTTCAAGTTCCATGTATCGAAATGTGGGGTGATACTTGTCCAGTACACGCAGAAATTCGTCCTTGGTTCAAAGATCCAGCAATGGAAGACATTGGACGTAAGTATTGGAAGAAACGTTCATACATCTTTCAAGGTTTTGTAGTACAAGACCCGATGAATGAAGAAACTCCAGAGAATCCAATTCGTAGATTCGTAATTGGGCCACAAATTTTCAAACTATTGAAATCGGCTCTTATGGATCCAGATATGGAAAATCTTCCAACTGACTATGATGCAGGTACAGACTTCCGTCTTACTAAAACTCAAAAAGGTCAGTATGCAGACTATTCAACTTCAAATTGGGCACGTAAAGAACGTTCTCTAAATGAAGAAGAACGTCAGGCGATTGAAACTCATGGTCTTTATGACTTAAATGATTTCATGCCAAAGCGTCCTAACGAGGAAGAGCAACGTATCATTATGGAAATGTTTGAAGCATCAGTTGATGGGCATCTTTATGACCCAGAAAAATGGGGTTCTTACTATAAACCATATGGATTGGATGTTGGTAATTCTAAGCCAGCTAATGCACAAACAACTGCACCAGCAGTTGAAGAAGCAAAGGCTCCTGTAGCAGAAAATTCAACTCCAGCTGAAACTCCGGCTCCTGCTCCAAAGGCAGAAGCAACTCCTCAACCAGCAATGGCAGAGGCGAGTGCACCAGCAAGTGGTGGTCAGGGAACTGATGCCGCTGATATCCTGAAAATGATTAGAAGTCGTAAGGCTGACTAATTATTAACAAAAAGAGGGAGGCTACGGTCTCCCTCATAATATCGAACGGAGAAGAATATGGCAAGAGCATTTGACGTAAGCAAATTCAGAAAAAGTATTACAAAAGCGGTACCAGGCGTAAGTGCTGGTTTTCGTGATCCTGATACTTGGATTTCAACAGGTAACTACTGTCTAAACAAGTTAATCAGTGGAGACTTTTATAAAGGTATTCCACTAGGAAAGGTAACAGTACTAGCAGGTGAAAGTGGTGCAGGTAAATCATATATCGCCGCAGGTAATGTTGTCAAAAACGCACAAGACCAGGGTATCTTTGTAGTTCTTATCGACAGTGAAAATGCACTAGATGAGAAATGGCTACATGCACTTAATGTAGATACAAGCGAAGATAAACTATTAAAACTAAACGTAGCAATGATTGATGATGTTGCTAAAATTATTAATGACTTTATGAAAGACTATAAGGCAGAATATGCCGATAAAGACGAAGAAGAACGTCCTAAGGTTTTATTTGTCATTGATAGTTTAGGAATGATGTTAACTCCAACAGATGTTGACCAGTTTCAAAAAGGTGATATGAAAGGTGATATGGGACGTAAACCTAAAGCACTTGCATCACTAGTACGTAACTCAGTTAATATGTTTGGTGATTATAATGTTGGTCTAGTAGCAACAAATCATACATATGCATCACAAGATATGTTTGACCCTGATGATAAGATTTCAGGTGGTCAAGGTTTCATTTATGCTTCAAGTATTGTTGTAGCAATGAAGAAACTAAAACTAAAAGTAGATGCAGATGGAAACAAAACATCACAAGTACATGGCATTAGAGCGGCATGTAAAGTGATGAAAACTAGATATGCAAAACCATTTGAAGGCGTACAGGTAGAAATTCCTTATGAAACAGGAATGAGTCCATATAGTGGTCTAGTTGATTTCTTTGAAGCAAAAGGAATCTTAGTTAAGTCAGGTAATAAGTTGGCATACACAACTACATCAGGTGAAATTATGTCAGAGTTCAGAAAAAACTGGACTGGTGATAAACTTGATGTAATTATGAATGAATGGGGCAATAAAGATTTTGATGATGAATCAGAAGAATTAGAAGCACCAGAAGATAATAACTTAGAAGTAAATGAGGAAGCATAATGGCTAAATATTTTTCGACCAAGTGCTATGGGCATAACATTGGACTAAGTGCAGTGTTTAGACAACCAGCGGCACACTCACATTGTAAATTACTACACGGATATAGTTTATCTTTTAAATTCACATTTGGTTGTGATGAATTAGATGAACGTAATTGGGTAGTTGATTTTGGTGGTCTAAAACCTCTGAAAGCATGGCTTGAAGATACGTTTGACCACAAAGTTGTAATTGATGTAAATGATCCTAAGAAAGATGATTTACTTCTACTTGAGAAACAAGGTCTCGCAAGTATTGTACAACTTGATGGTGTGGGGGTCGAAAAATTCTCAGAACACGCATGGCGTTTCGCTGATAAACTTGTCAGAGATATGTCAGATAATCGATGTTACTGTGTGAAAGCCGAATGTGCAGAGCATGGTGCTAATTCAGCCATATATGAGGCTTAGGTCTAATGGCGGCAGTTGAATTAGAAACAGTTTTTGAGTTATGGGATAAAGTAAAAGGATTTATTCCAGCAAAAGACAAATTAGAAGCGGCAGAAACATTTATCAAAGTATGTGACGATAGTGGTATCGAACAACATGAGATAGATGAGTTTGCAGACGGTGACAAAATACTTGAAACGGCGGTAGATAGGTATTTTGATGATTGGGAAGACGAAGAGGAAGATTGGTAATGGAAAATTGGTATAATAAGGTAGTTAAGGACTGGAGTAAGATTCCAGAAGCAGTTGACTATTTTACCAATGAAGTTGCAGACGCAAGAAAAGAAGTAAAAATTTACGGCAATGTGGAGAAGAATGCTACACAGTTGCCTTCATTTGTAGAATTGCGTTTTGCACAGTTACAAGAATTAGAGGCTATCCTAGAACACTTAAATATACAACTGAGAAAGAAAAGAAGTGAGTATCTAAGAAAGTACTTAGAAAACTATAACAAAGCACTTAGTTCACGTGATGCTGAAAAGTATGCTGATGGTGAACAAGAAGTTGTAGCAATAAGCGAATTAATTAATCAAGTTGCATATACACGTAACCAGTATTTGGGGATAACTAAAGGTTTTGAGATTAAACATTTTCAATTAACCAATATTATCAAACTACGAGTAGCAGGAATGGAAGATGCAGAAATAAACAACAGACATTAATAAACATTGGGAATGAGTAAATACATTACCAGCAAGAGAGACAGATATGAGCGAAATAAAAGTAATTAAAAGAGACGGCACTCCAGAGCCATTAGACCTGGAAAAAATGCACAAAGTAGTGATGTTTGCATGTGACGATATTGCAGGTGTTAGTGCAAGTGAAGTAGAATTAAAGTCACATATTCAATTTTATGATGGTATAAAAAGTGAAGAAGTGCAAGAAACTTTGATTAAAGCGGCCGCTGACTTAATTTCAGAAGAAACACCTAACTATCAATGGGTTGCAGGAAATCTAGTAAACTATCATTTAAGAAAAATGGTATATAACGATTTTGACCCATGGCATATTAAAAAGATTATTGAAGTTAATACTGAAAATGGATTTTACGATCCTGCATTACTTGAAGATTATTCAGACGAAGAATGGGACGAAATCAATTCATTTATTAAACATGAAAGAGATTTCAACATTGCATATGTTGGTATGGAACAATTTCGTGGCAAGTACTTAGTACAAAATCGTGTAACTGGTAAACATTTTGAAACACCACAAGTTGCATATATTCTAATTGCCGCTTCATTATTTGGTAATTATCCAAAAGAAACAAGATTGAAATATGTCAAAGATTACTATGATGCAATTAGTAACTTTGATATATCTCTACCTACACCTGTCATGGCTGGCGTAAGAACACCACAAAGACAGTTTTCATCCTGCGTTTTGATTGAGACAGACGACTCGCTTGATTCTATAAATGCTACCTCAAGTTCAGTAGTTAAATATGTTTCTCAAAAAGCAGGCATTGGTATTGGTGCTGGTAGTATACGTGCTATCAATTCACCGATACGTAATGGTGATGCAAGTCATACAGGTGTTATTCCTTTTTACAAATTATTTCAAGCAAGTGTAAAATCATGTTCACAAGGTGGTGTACGTGGTGGCGCGGCAACTTTGTATTATCCTATTTGGCATTATGAAGTTGAAGACTTACTTGTTCTAAAGAATAATAAAGGCACAGAAGATAACAGAGTACGTCATATGGATTATGGTGTACAATTTAATAAACTAATGTATGAACGTCTATTGTCAGGCGGAGACATTTCTTTATTCTCACCTTCTGATGTACCTGGACTGTACGATGCATTCTTTAATGACCAAGATAAATTTAAAGAACTATATGAACGTGCAGAAAGAAATACAAGATTACGCAAGAAAACTATTCCAGCTATTGAATTGTTTTCTACATTTATGAATGAAAGAAAAAACACAGGTCGTATATATTTGATGAATGTTGACCATGCGAATGACCATAGTGCATTTGTAACAGAACATGCACCTATTAAACAATCAAACTTGTGTTGCGAGATTAATTTACCTACAAAACCTTTAAAGCATTTACATGATGAAGAAGGAGAAATTGCTCTTTGTACTTTGAGTGCTATTAATTGGGGTAATATTCGTTCACCAGAAGAATTTGAAAAACCATGTGATTTAGCAGTACGTGGACTTGATGCTCTACTAGACTATCAAAGATATCCTGTACTTGCGGCAGAAATTTCAACTAATAATAGAAGACCACTTGGTGTTGGTATTATTAACTTTGCATATTGGTTAGCTAAAAATGATACAAACTATTCTAACCCTGATTTAAAACTTGTTGATGAATGGGCAGAAGCATGGAGTTATTATCTAATTAAATCATCAAACGTACTTGCACAAGAAAAAGGTGCGTGTCCGTTATCAAATGAAACAAAATACGGAAACGGAATTTTGCCAATTGATACATACAAACCTGAGGTTGATGAGTTAGTCAAAAGAAAGTATAAGCAAGATTGGAACGGATTAAGAAAAGATTTAAAAGAACACGGTATTCGTAATTCGACACTAATGGCTCTTATGCCTGCAGAAACATCTGCACAGATATCAAATTCAACCAACGGTATAGAACCACCAAGAAGTATGGTCAGTATTAAGCAATCAAAACATGGCGTTTTAAAGCAAGTTGTACCCGGTATTCACAAATTAAAGAATAAATATGAATTACTATGGGAACAAGAATCTCCTGAAGGATATCTGAAAATTATGGCAGTATTGCAGAAATATATCGACCAAGGTATATCTGTTAATACAAGCTATAATCCAATATTCTTTGAAGATGAAAAGATTCCTATGAGTATTATGTTGCAACATCTTATTATGTTTTACAAATATGGTGGAAAGCAACTTTACTATTTTAATACATTCGATGGGCAAGGTGAAATCGATGTGAACAAAGACATTCCAGAAGAATTAAAATCAAGGGATGAATTTGACAGTGATTTAGAATATGAAGAATATTGTGATAGTTGTGCTATCTAATGAGAGATATAAACTCTATATTAGCTAAAGGAACTATCGCAGAATATTATTCATTTTTTAAGAGTGACGAGGAAAAAGTGGGATGGGTCTGTGTCAGACCAGATTATAATCCTGCAATACCTAATTTTGTGTGGTCTAAAACATGTAGACAACATAAACACGACCAGAACATATGTGATATGTTTATGGATAGTAAGGAAGACTTTAGATACGTTGACCTTAAAATTAAAGGAGATAGGGAACACAAAGACTATGATGAATTTTTAGATAAACTAATTGAACGTATGAATAAAAATACAATGGTTATTCATATATCTAGTTGGATTAGTGGTAATAGTGGTAAAGATACATCTACAACCTTAAGTAGTAGTAATGGATTATTTGAGCATGTTTTAAATAGAATATGTAATGAAGTTAATAATCATTTTATTCTGCAAGTATGTGATAAAGTAGAAGAAAAAAGCGAACCATCAGCTTTAGATTTTATTACAAAAAGGGTAAATACATTAGATAATTGTGTAACCGCATCTTATCAAAGAGAATTTATAAACGAGAGAATTTATAAACGAGATTGTATTAAAATCAAATGACAAAGAAACAGAATAAGAAAGATAAGAAAGAGAGAAATAAAATGTCAGTATTCAATTCCGACAATAGGGCAGACCATACAAAAGCCTTAGCATTTTTAGACCCATCGGGTGGGGTAGCAATTCAACGTTATGATATGCTAAAGTATAAACAGTTTGATAAGTTAACAGACAAACAGTTAGGTTTCTTTTGGAGACCAGAAGAAGTGGACGTTCTTAAGGATGCGAATGACTTTAAAAATTTAACATCCCATGAACAACATATCTTTACTTCAAATCTTAAAAGACAGATTCTTTTAGATTCTGTACAAGGTCGTGCACCAGTTGAAGCATTTTGTCCAATCGTATCTATTCCAGAACTAGAAGCATGGATTCAAACTTGGACATTTTCAGAAACAATTCACTCACGTTCTTACACACATATTATTAGAAATGTGTATTCTGACCCATCAAAAATCTTTGATGAAATGATGGACATCAATGAGATTATGGATTGTGCAGATGATATTTCTAAAAACTATGATGAATTAATTGAAATGACAGGTTTCTATAATTTACTAGGTGAAGGTACTCATACAGTAAATGGTAAAAAAGTACCAATTAGTAAATACGAAATTAAAAAATCTTTATACAAAACTCTTATGAGTGTAAACATTTTAGAAGGTGTACGTTTCTATGTTTCATTTGCTTGTAGTTGGGCATTTGCTGAATTGAAAAGAATGGAAGGTAATGCAAAGATTATTAAACTTATTGCACGTGATGAGAATTTGCACTTAGCAAGTACACAAACTCTATTAAAACTACTTCCAAAAGATGATAAAGATTACATCAAAATTGCAAAAGAAACGGAAGAAGAATGTATTAAGATGTTTGTAGATGCAGTAGAACAAGAAAAACAATGGGCTCAGTACTTGTTTAAAGATGGTTCAATGATTGGTCTAAATGCAAAACTACTTGAAGATTATATTGAGTGGATTTGTTGTAAACGTATGACCGCAGTTGGACTAAAATGCCCATACAAAACAACACAAGCTAACCCACTACCGTGGACACAAAAGTGGATTGCTGGTGCTGATGTACAAGTTGCACCTCAAGAGACAGAGATTTCATCTTATGTTATTGGTGGTGTAAAACAAGACGTTGATAAAGAAACATTTGGCGGAATGTCTTTATGATTAACACAAATACAATAGGTGATATTGTATACGATGTAGAAGACCATGTAGCAATAACACCTAAAACTAATGCTCATTATTGCTTAGTACCAAAGGTTGTAGACCAAGAAGTTATCTTAAAATTACAAAAGATTGCAATGGATATTGGCAATCATAATGTGAATAAAGGTAATTGTGATAGTTACGAAACAGTAATGAAGTTTGTAAACAAGCATCCTGTAGTGGAATTGTTTATTAATAAAGAGGACTAAATGACTGAATTTACAGAAGAATGGATTAGACTTAATAATTTCAAATTTGCTATGTCTAATGAAGTAGCAAGATTACCAGAAACTGAACTAGATAGAAAGCTAATAGATAGACAATTACCACCATTTATACAGAATTCATATCCTGATAAGAAAGATATCAACATACTTGATATTGGTTGTAATGAAGGTTATGCTATGGAAAAATTTTCCGAGTTAGGCTATACTAACGTTCAGGGCATTACTATTGATAAAGAAGAATGGGATAAGTGCAAAGCAAAAGACTTAAAAGTGCATCTTATGGATTATAACTTTAATCAAGTAATGAATAATTACTTTCATGTGGTATGGATGCGTCAATCATTGCAATTCTCTCAAATGCCTTTTTATACTATGCTAGAACTCAACAGAATAATGAAAATCAATGGTTGGGCTTACGTAGAAGTACCGCATTCAGCGAATCAACACAAATACTATGCTACATTGCATCCAGATAACTACAGATTGTTTATGATACGTGCTGGATTTGAAGTAGTACAATACGACTCATATGAACTATCTTCTGGTGATGAAAAAGAAAATCATGTATTTTTTGCGTTAAATAAAAGAAGAAATGTGACTTTACCTGACGCCACTGCTTAAAAGTCTAGTATTTCTGCGGTTTTTTTCATATATTTTTTCCTTGACATAATATGCAACTTATGATATTCTATATCCTAAGAAAAGGAGGTACTTTATGTTTAATTGGTTAAACGGTATGAGTACAAAAAAATCTTTTTCAAAAGAAAAAGGAGAAACGATGAAAACATCAAAACAAGACAGAATAATCAATGCACTAAAAGACGGAGAGGCATTGACGGAAGCAACTATCAAAAATAGATATGGTGTTGCTAATCCGAGAGCAACTATCAGTGCTTTGAGAATGAAAGGTTACGCCGTATATGCTAACAAAAGCAAACACGGTAAAACTGTGTACAGACTCGGCGCTCCATTAAGAAGGGTTGTAGCCGCTGGTTACAGAGCCCTTGCAGACGAAAAAGTGTTTGGGTAAAACATAATATAATGCCTTGGCCTGATGATGAAGCACCAGATTGGCCCGATTGTCACATATGTGGTCAATCACTTGATGAGTGCGAATGCATCTGGCCTGGGCACAACAATCAACCAAAGATGATTTATGACGAGAAAAATCAAAGTGAAATTCACTGATGATAAAGAATTTACAGAAGAAAAAGAAGGTTTAGGACTTAAAAAACTATTCAAATCAATCAAAGCGCCCGATGGTGCTACTCATTTAAGAGTAGAATATACTAACAGAAAAGGCACAAAAATCGATAGATGGGCGAAAATACCGAAAATTAAAGACTAAAAACGGCGAAAAACTTGACAGAATGTCGAATCGTGCTATAATGTTTACATAATCAAGAGAGAGGGTAAACAATATGGCTTATATTTCAACTAACGAAGTTAAAGAAGTTCGTAAAGCACTTAAAGAAAAGTTCGGTAAGAACATCAAGTTCTCAGTAACACGTGACCATTATACTGGTATAAACGTTTCTATTATGGAAGGAGTTATGGACTTCTATAATGACGGTGACATGGATCATACTGATAAGTATTCAGGTCGAGTTCATAAGTTCGACGGTCATACTCAAATCAATCATTATCACACACATTTCTATGGTAAGTTTGCATCGTTGTTTGACGATATCAAAGAAATTTGTCATACTGCTCCTGCTAAAGCTGAAGGCGGTCGAGCATATTATGATAACTCAGATGCAATGATTGACTACTTTGATACTGCATTTTATGTAAGCATCAATGTTGGTAAGTGGGATAAACCTTATATTCAAAAGGCGGCATAGTTTCAATGTACATAGTAAAAGTGAAAGATACCGGTAAAGTGGTAGCATATTGTTCCGACTGGAAAGATGCAAGTTCATATTTTGCTTGTCAGAAAATCGATAAAGTAGATTACATTATTGAAGAAGTAGTAGGAAAGAAAAATGAATCTAAGTAAAACTCAAACATTGGAAGATGCCGTATCTAGGGATATTCCGGTATATTTGGTATACAAGGAAGACACTAAAGAAATTTTAGAATGGTGGCCTTTCGGTGAGGGACTAGCACGGTCGAGTGCAAATATGCGTAATAATATGCATGGACCTGATAGTCATAATTATGCTAGTTGGGAAAATTATGTAGTGATACGTGATAGACACAACCAGCATCTTAAACAATTGGAAGAGATAGAACGGAGATTATGATGCCTGCATGTAAAGGAGATACGTATTCGGTCCCACGCCCGGTTTGTTTAACAGAGGGTTGTGATAATTTAGCACACAATACTGCATCAGCGGCCAAGCCAGTTTGGCGTAAGTACTGTGGTAAATGTCATTCAGAACGTAGAAAGAATTTTCAAAATTTATCATCTAATTTAACTAAAAATCAATACCCTACTTGTTGTATAAAAAACTGTAGGAAAAAAGTAACACTATTGGGAACAGACCATTACGGTAATTTAAAGTTTTCTCAATACTGCGAAAAGCACGGAGGTACTCCATATCACTTACAGTGGAGAAAACCTTACTGTGAGAATATAAATGGTGGAGGAGTACTATCAGATAGAACTCCTATTGGATTTAGTTGTACAACTTATATACATTATGATCCGCCCCTTCCTAAGGGAATAGATTGGTTAGTAGATTATGGACACCCACAACCAATGTTATCAGTTGACCATATTGATGGTAACCCATATAATGAACCAGTAGATGGGTCTAATTTTCAGACTTTATGCTCTGCCTGCCATGATTATAAATCTTGGAAATCTGGTGATGGACAGACGCCAGGACGAAAAACCGCTAAAAAACAAGAGGAAATTAATGTATAAAAAAGATTGTCCAAAACTTGACAATATAGCGAATCGTGTTATAGTATATACATAATGAAAATTAACACACAAAGGAGTGAACATATGAGTGAGAACATAGTAGCACAAATCGAAAAAGGTACATACAGAAATCAGCCTGTTGAAGGTGCGTTTCCTGTAGTACAAGAACTTAAACAAGCTAAAGACGGTAGTTGGTTTATTACTGTTAATGCTGAGGACACTAAGTTTAAAAGTTCTAAAATTAGAGTTAAGGTAGACCCAGAAAATTGTAAAGTTTCTGAAGGTACTGTCGAATCAATTAACGAGTCTGATGAAGACGCAATGAACAGGATTGCAGAAAGGTTTGCAATTCTTGATGAAATGACCGAGGCAACAATCGATGGTGTTGTTAGAGGTATGGTAGTTTCAGGCCCTCCAGGTGTTGGTAAAACATTTGGTGTTGAGC